AGTTATTGCAATGAGTGTGAAGATGGTATTATATATAACAATATGGTAACATCTGTAGGTAGGCATTGCCATGAATGTGATGGAACTGGCTATCTAAATGAAACAGTTACAATGTATGAAACAGAATATGAGGTGAAAGAAGATTATCCTGACGCTATTAAAATTACAAAAGTATCTTAACAATATCAAAAGGAGTTATGAAATATCATGGCACGTATGAACCAAAAAGAAGAAGAGCTTATCTTAGATACAGTCAATCATATAGCAAAGTGTGTACGTTATATGTCTGAATGCTATACCCTTGAGCTTGATGATCTGGGTAAGATGGATAAGTTAGCTGATAAACTAGCTGAATGTTTTGGTAAAAAATGGGTGCGAGAGAATTGGTATTCTGATTATAAAGTTAGTAGTCAAAAAGAACTTAACTTAGATAACATTACTAAAATGCATTAATGTTATCAATGTTCATTCGGCTCGTCCCCTCTTTTGAGGGACGATCCTCACTCATAACTTAAAGGTAAAGACAATGCAAATGTTTGATAGAACTAATCTTGACTTTAATGTAGAAACTTTTGAGCTTGCTGATATGCCATCTTCTATTGGTATGGGCTTACGTAGATCTGATACTGGAAAACCTTTAGCTATTGTATCTGATACTTATACACCTGTTCAGTATACAGAAATTGTAGATCACATTGAAGATGCTTTGACTATTGCATCTAATGATGAAAATACAAAACTAGATCTTTCTGAAACAGAATTTACTGTAGACGTATTGAATGATGGACAACAGCTAGAACTTAAAGCTAGGTTTCATGGTCAAAAAACTTTTCTTGATGGTAATTCTGGCTTTCTTGGCAAAGGTAAGGATGAGTTAATTGTACCTGAATTTGTGTTTCGTACATCACATAACCGTACATGGGCTAACAATGGTATGATGGGTGTATGGCGTGCTAAATGTTGGAACACGCTAGTAGCCGGTAATAAACTAGCTCATGTGTATGGTAGACATAGTAAGAACTTTGATATCGTAGGCTTTGCTGCAAAGATTAGTAATGCTACTAAGTATATTAGTGGTGATGGTATTGAACAAATGAAGTTGTGGTATAATACGCCAGTTAAGCGTGATGATGTTATTAGTTTGTTTAAAGAAACAATTGCAAAGCGTTTTGATAATGTTGAACGTAAAAATGTTGGCAATAAAATCATGCTGTCTAATCTTATGAAGATCTTTGATGAAGAAAGTAGACACATCACTGGTCGTGGTGCTTACGATAAATATGCTACCAACACAGGAGGTACACTTTATAATGTGTACAATGCTGCTACTTATTGGTCTTCTCATCCTAGTTTAATGTCAGGTAAATCTGGTGGTGATTTCTACTACGGTAATGATACTAAAGGTATCAAAGAAAATCGTAACACTGTTAAGTTGCGAGAAGACAGAGTATCTGACATGATTAATTCAATCCAATGGAAGGAACTTGAAGCAGCATAATGGAGGTGCGATGTCATATATTTTAGTAGAGTATAGCACTGATGATTTTGGTTCCGGTATCTTTGAAAGCATTACACCAATGACAAACGATGCCGGGACCAAGATTGAAATCTTTAAGAGTAAACAAGACGCTCTTAAAGTTTTGTACGACCTACAGTCTTCTGTACCGGATATCTATGATTATGATATGGATATAAGTGTTGAACGTATCCATTGATTTTTTTGTTGACATCCCTATATAAGACATGTTAGAACTTAATAGTCATTACAACTGGAAAGGAATACAATGACTGTAATATCAGGTACTGCTTACTGGGCTTCAATATCACAGCCCAACACTACGTTTGAACCTTGCTGGACTATTGATGTAGCTCTAGATGCTGAAAACATTGCTAAAGTAAAAGCAGATGGTTTATCAGTTAAAAATAAAGGTGATGAACGTGGTGATTTCGTAACCATTAAGCGTAAAGTAGAAGGTAAAAATGGTACTAACCAAGCACCTGAACTTGTAGATTCTTTGCGTCAGCCAATGTTTAATACATTGATTGGTAATGGATCTAAAGTTAATGTTCTTTACAGGCCATACGATTGGGCTTGGAAGAACAAAGAAGGTAGGTCTGCGGATCTACAAAAAGTTCAGGTAGTTGAACTTGTACCGTATTCATCTGATGGTGAGGCTGAAGATTTTGATGTTGTGGAATCAGGCTATACATCTGATGATGATATTCCTTTTGCTTCATAACCTGAAGAGGGGGGCCACGTTCTGTGGCTCCCCATTCTCTCATGACTAAAAAAAATATTAATAACTTAGTAAAAGATATATATAATCTTTTTGATGATGGTAGCTTAACTAAAAAACAGTTATTAGCTTTACCAGAACATTTAAATAAATTTGCCTTGGAAGTTTGTAGTCAGATTACACTATCTCTTTGTGAAGATAGAAAAGATGATAATAAATTAAGATTGTCTGCAATAGGTAAACCTAATCGCCAACTTTGGTATAAATCTAATTTAAAACAAAAACAAAATCCTTTACCATCCTCTACAAAAATTAAGTTTTTATACGGTCATTTACTTGAAGAATTATTATTATTACTAACTCGTATTGCTGGTCACACCGTTGAAGAAACTCAAAAAGAATTAGATATAGAAGGTGTTAAAGGTCATCAAGATGCAGTGATAGATGGTGTACTTGTTGATTGTAAAAGTGCATCAGGCAAAAGTTTTGAAAAGTTTAAACACAATAGACTTTATGAAGATGATCCTTTTGGATACATATCTCAGATATCTGCGTATGCTCAAGCTAATGGAGTTAATGAAGCTGCATTCCTAGCTATTGATAAATCTACAGGTGAGATATGTCTAACCCCAGTACATTCATTGGAAATGATTAATGCTAAAGAACGTGTTGAATACCTTAAAAGAATGGTTTCAAACGATAGGATACCTGATAGGTGCTATTCCGATATACCTGATGGTAAGTCTGGCAACTATAAGCTTCCTATTGGTTGTGTTTATTGCGACTATAAGAGAGAATGTTGGGCAGATGCTAATGAGGGTCAAGGACTTCGTGTATTTAATTATGCAAAAAATAAAAGGTATCTTACAAAAATAGGAAGATTACCAGATGTTGAAGAATTAAAAGAATAATGCATTGGAAATATACTAAAAAAGTAAAACCAGATCCTGATAAGTATTTTGGTTTTGTTTATAAAATTACTAATAAAAAAACAAAACAATCTTACATTGGATGTAAACAATATTTTATAAAAAGAAATGGAAAAAATGTATCATCTAACTGGAAAGAATACATGGGATCTTCCAAAGCTTTACTTGCAGATATTAAAAAAATAGGAAAGAAACATTTTAATTTTGAAATAATAGATCAATACGAAAACAAAAGAACCATGAAATACTACGAGCTTCATTATCAAATGAAGCTTGGAGTCCTGACAAAAATACTTGACGGCACTGATAAGTATGCCTACTATAATAACTATGTAGGTGGTAGGTTTACTAGACCAATTAAAGGAGCGGATGATATGGTAGAAATTGATAAAGAAAAACAATTACTTACCAAACAAATAAACACATTGAAACGACAGCTAAACCGCTCACAAAAAAGGATTGATATCTTGACTAAAGATTTAGAAAAAATTCGTGGTATTGATATTGATAAATCATGGGAAGTATCAAAACAAAATGAAAATGTAATAGACTTTGAAGCTTACAGAAAAAAAATAAAAACAAACAGAGAAGAGTACAATGCACTGCATGATTTTATGATTGAATGTGGTTACAATCCACACGATCAAAATGATGTAGCTCAGTTCTGGAATGATATAGAGGAAAGTGCCAGTTAGTATAATGGCTAAAAATCTTTGGCAAAAAGAAAGAAAACAAATTTTTAAAGAACTTACCAGCCAATATCAGAATGAAGGGTATGATTCTAAAACTGCACGACGACTTGCCAAAGAAGAACTACAAGATATGTTAGCTGATCAAAATGAGTTTATTCAAAATATTCAAAATGATATTGAAGAGTACAATTGATATGGTCAACGCCCCCTTTTC